TCATCAACCTCTATTGCAGGTCTAGTTATGGCCGGCGCAACTGCGGGACTTAGCAATACAATCAATGCAGTTAAGAACTTAGGTTCATTGGCTGGTAACATCTCATTACCGGGTGTTGGACTACCCGGAGTCACAAATCCAGTTACAAACGCTATTAGTTCAGGTAAATTTGCTGCCGGACTTGCAGAATCTAGTACAGGTGGTTTAGGATCTATATTGGGCGTGGCATTACCTGTAGCAGGATTAATTGCAGGGTCTAGGATGAGTAACAGAGGCGCCAGTGCAGCCGCATTTGGTTTGATTGCCGCATCTTTGACTGCATTACCACGTGGTCCTTCTAACTTAAGAGCAACATCATCTGCAACAATGGACTCTGCACTTTTAAGATCGAATTCATTGTTGACAACTGCACAAGTTCTACGTACAGCAGGACAAATTGTAGGCGGTAGATATGCTAAAGTTACAAGTGCCGTTTCAGGTGGAATTACTGCTATCAATCGTCTAAATAGTGCTAGGAACTCATCACAGGGTCTAGCAGGATTGACAGGTGTTATTGGTAGTTTGGGAACATTAGGATCTGCATTAGGTAACAAGTCATTAGCCAAAGCCGCAAGAGATGTTAACTCTATCATCGGTGTATCCACACAGGTCAACCGTAGTCTAGGTGTTATTGCTAATGCTAAGAATGCATCGCAAGCACTCGGTGGATTGTTAGGTGTGTTTGGTGGTATTGGTAGAGGTGGCGCAGTATTTGGTAACAAGAGACTAGCAAGTACTACTAAGAAGATCAATAGTGTAATATCCAATACAGGACAAATCTTTAGAGCAGTAGACGCACTTGCTACAAGTAAAAACATCAACACAACATTAGGTGCTTACGGTTCAATTATCAATTCTGCTGGTAGAATTGCAGGTGTATTTGGTAAAAACAGTAGAAGCACAGGTCTGTTTGGTTTACCAGGTGGACAACTAAGCGTTGGCTCTATCGTTAACAAATCATTGGGTTCGTTAGGTATACCCAAGAATCCTGCATTGAATGCGATTATTACTAACGCAGTGACAGCATCCATTAACAAGATAGCATTCCCACAGAGCATTAAAGGTAAGGCAGGTTTAGGAATAGCATCAGGATTAAGTCTACCTAGCTTACCTTCAGGTCTTCCCGGTTTACCAAGTTTAGGTGATGTGTCTAATAAGATAACACAATCATTGACTGATTTACAAACTCAAGGACAAAACTTGACTACATTGGCTATGGGTGATTTGACAGCAGGAGAAGCGGGTCCATTGAATGCCGCTATGGCAGCAATTGGATTTGGTGGCGCCGGCGCATTACAGATGCCTACTATCGGGTTGAACACTAACGACTTATCTCAAGTTGAGGCTCAAATTACATCATTATTAGGTGATCCTAGAATACCGGCACCAACGTTTGGTGAAGATAATGAATCAGCAGTTGCAGTATTGGAAGCTTTCTTGAAACAGAACGATCAAGTTGATGCTATTTTTGATGAAATAGATGACCTAGCTACACAAGTAATTTCTGCAAGGGAAGAATACTATTCATTAGAATTATCATTACCAGCAGGAGATCCTGAAGTCGATGCCGCAAGGGAAGAGTATATTGCAATGAGTCAAGAATTGCAATCTAAATTGAATCAGGTTGATACTCTCATCAACGATGCTCCTGCTCCAAAAGAAGCAGTATTTCCAGGATATAGCGGACCCTCAGTAGTATATGCATCTGATGGTAGTAGCTCACCTGTAGATAGTTTGGGTAATGTATTATATCCGTTGATTAACGGCAGCTATAGACAAGGATAAAGGTGCATAAATAATATCATGTCTCAATACATTGGATTCAGTACTATAAATGCAAACGCCCCAAAGTCAACAAATGTTGCTACGGGTAATGACGGTGGGGTTGGTGGAATAACTCAACCCATTACCACTGGTAAAAAGTTTCGTTTAGTGGATAGTCCACTAGTAGTACGAGACTTTCTAAACGCATTAAATATTCCTCAAGGTCAGAAAGTTGGTCAACCCAGTTATGGCACTACCATATGGTCTTTTGTGTTTGAACCAAACACACCCGATACACAATATAAACTAGAGAACGAAATTAAACGTGTGGCTAGTCTCGATCCTAGATTATTGCTTAATTCAGTCAAAGCTTTTCCAAAAGAAAATGGAATTTTACTAGAATTAGAAGTTGCAGTTGCTCCCTTCAATCAAGCTCGATTGCTTAGTGTATTCTTCAGCCAAGCCACAAATAGAGCGGCAGTTCAGTACTAACCGAAAAAAACACGGTTTTTAGGTATGATAAATACTTAAAAGAGAATAACTATGGCTACAAGTTCAAGACAATCAGCATTATTTGGCGTCAACGATTGGCAAGCAATCTACCAAACCTTCCGCGAAGCCGATTTTAAAAGTTATGATTATGAAACTTTACGTAAAAGTTTCATTGATTACTTACGTGTGTACTACCCGGAAACGTTTAACGATTTCACAGAATCGTCAGAATTTATCGCCCTGCTAGATATTATTGCTTTCATGGGTCAAGGTCTTGCTTTCCGTAATGACGTAAATACACGTGAAAACTTTATTGATACTGCTGAACGCCGTGACTCAGTTATTAAACTTGCTAACTTAGTTTCCTATACACCTAAGCGTAACTTAGCCGCTCAAGGTTATCTAAAAGTTGTAAACATCCAGACTACACAGAACATCACTGACTTGAACGGTGTAAATTTAGGCAATCTTCCTATTCTTTGGAATGATCCTGCAAACCCATCTTGGTTAGAGCAATTCAATACAATTATCAATGCGGCATTGGTTGATACTCAGCGTGTAGGACGTCCTGCAAACGTTGCTGATTTGCTAGGCGTAACAACTAGCGAGTACACATTACAAATACCAACCTCAGCATTGCCGATCGTTCCATTCAACTCAACCGTTGACGGTATCACAATGAACTTTGAATTATGCAGTGTAACTAGTGTTGACGCTGATTATATGTACGAAATTCCTCCTGCACCTAGCGGTCGTTTCAACATGCTGTATCGTAATGACAAATTAGGTTATGGTAGTCCAAATACTGGGTTCTTCTTCTATTTCAAGCAGGGATCACTACAGAATTATGATTTCAATTTGCAACAACAAATCAGTAATCAAGTTATTAACATCGACATTCAAGGCATCAATAATGAAGATACATGGTTGTATCAATTGAACGCCAACAATGGTACTAGAGCACTTTGGACAAAAGTAGACAACATTTATGCTGATGCATACTTGCAAAACGAAACTAGCAACCGTACGATTTTCTCAGTAAACTCACGATTCAATGACCAAGTTAGCTATGTTTTTGGTGATGGTGTGTTTAGTCAGATTCCAGTTGGTTCTTATAGAGCATATGTACGTGCAGGCAATGCATTGACATACACGATTGATCCAACTGAAATGCAAGGTATTACGGTATCATTCAGCTATATAAATCGTGTAGGTAAAACTGAAATTTTGACATTGGGATTAGAACTACAACTTCCAGTCTCAAATGCACAAGCACGTGAGCCATTAGCACAAATTAAACAACGTGCTCCTACAAGATACTACACTCAAAACCGTATGGTTAATGGTGAAGATTATAACAACTTCCCATATACATTATACAGTTCTATCATCAAGTCAAAAGCGATTAATCGCTCAAGTATAGGTGTGTCTAAGAACTTAGACATTCTAGATCCTACTGGTAAGTATTCAAGCCTAAATAGTTTTGCTACCGACGGTGCATTGTGGCAAGATGACACAACTGGTTATCTATCATTGACTATCAATACTGTTGGTAACATCATCACGTTCCTAACAGATACATTAGGTAGTGTATTATCTAGCAATCGTGTAGTTCAATACTATACACAAAATTTCCCCCAGTATTCTATCAACGCGGCATCAGGTGATGGCACTGTATATTGGAATGCAAGTACTGTTGATGCAAACTCATTGACAGGATATTTCTTTAACATTGTAGATGGTACTGATACTTCTATTCCAATTGGTACATACTCTACAAACAATGTTAAGTATATAACAGCTGGTGCATTGATTAAATTTATAGCACCAAGTGGTTTCTATTTTGATTCAAACAATCGTTTAGTTGCAGGCATTGCAAGTCCAAGTGACCAAACAACTATTTGGACAACAGTTCTTTCAGTAACCGGTGACGGCTACAACAACGGTCAAGGTAACTTTGCTAATGGTACAGGACCAGTAACATTAAATGGTTACGTACCTGAAGGTGCCATTCTAACTACTGTGTTACCATCGTTTGATAATTCATTATCAAACGAAATTGTACAAGAGTGTATTATTCGTATGGAGTTACAACAAAACTTCAGTTTGGTATTTAACAACTCTTTGACAATTGCACAGGATCGTTGGTCTATTGAACAATACGATAATGCAAATTGGTTCGTTCGTTTTCAAGCTGACATTAGCGGAAACGGTCGTTATACAGTAACATATCGTTCGTTGAGATATTACTTTGGTAGTGTTGAGGATACTCGTTTCAGTTTTGAACGTGATAAACTAGTTTATGATCCTTTTAGTGGCAAAATTCTACAAGACTTTGTTAATGTCCTGGCCACAAACACACAACCAAACAGTAACTACCCATTATCTAAAAATGTTTCAGTAAACATCGTTGGTCAACCAGTAGAGAGCGATGGCTACATCAATGACTTTGAAGTTGAAGTTGCAAGTAATGATATTAACAATAGAGGATTGATTGTCAATCCAGATTTCTTTCAAACAGTTACAGGGTATGTGACTGGTGGCGCAAACACAGGCATCTATGTATTCTTTGAGTTATTACAAGATGCTATTAACTTAACAAGATATCAAATTGTTCCTACTACTGATGTTGTTCAGTATCAAACAAAGACACAAATTGAAGTTGCAAAATACGATTACCCGCAAGGACAATTATTTTATGCATACGGTGAAAACATATTCTGGACTACTGTACAAGATAATACTGTACAAACTCCATTCTATGTTTTAATAGCGCAACCTCAATATTCTATGAAACCGGGTCGTCAAGGATTGCAATTCCAGTATCGTCACAATAGTAACAATACGACACGTATTGACCCGGCTACAACTAACATTATTGACTTGTATGTAGTTACACAAAGTTACTATACACAATATCAGAACTATATTAAAGATTCTACTAACACAGTACCTATGCCACCTAAACCAACAATCAACGAATTGTCAGAGGCATATGGCCAACTCAATAATTACAAAATGTTGACTGATAGTGTGGTGTTAAATAGTGTAGTGTTTAAGCCTTTGTTTGGTCCTAAAGCAACCGCCGCACTAAGAGCAACTATTAAAGTTATAAAGGCCTCCAACACTAATGCAAGTGATAGTGAAATTAGAAGCGCAGTACTAACAGCAATGAATGCATATTTTGATATTAACAATTGGAACTTTGGAGATACATTTTATTTCTCTGAATTGAGCGCATACTTGCACGATCAAGTAGGTGAACTAATTAGTTCAGCCGTTCTTGTTCCAAATGATCCTACAATGAAGTTTGGAGATCTTTATGAAATAAAAAGTGCACCATACGAAATTTTCGTTAATGCGGCAACTGCAAATGACGTATTAGTTATCGCATCGCTTACACCAGCAGAACTACAAATAGCATAAGTATTATATTATGGCATCTAGAATTAGAACATTAAACTTCTTACCAGAAGTATTTCAAACCACAACTAACAGCCAATTTTTGGGTGCGACATTAGATCAACTTGTCCAGCAACCAGAAATTAAACGAATTGAAGGCTATGTTGGTAGTAAATTTGGTTACGGTGTAAACGCTAAAAATTACTACGTTACTGAACCTACGAAAACAAGAACAGATTATCAATTAGATCCAGGTGTTGTCTTTACTAAGACAAATGAATCAGTAGCAAAAGATTTTATCAGCTATCCTGGCATGTTGGATGCATTGAATCTAGAAGGTGGATTGACACAAGATAACAATCGTTTATTCACAAGCCAATTATATTCTTGGGATAGCTTCACTAACCTAGACAAAATTATTAACTTCAATCAGTATTACTGGATTCCTCAAGGTCCTGCTAGCGTTGTTGTTTCTAGTGAAACTGTTTTCTCCTCTAACGATTATAACGTATTCGATCTTCCAAATGGTTATAACATTGTTCCGGTAACTGCATCTACTAGCTCCGGAACTACTAACCCAACGCTAACATTGTTACGTGGCGGCACATACACATTTGCAGTTAACCAAGACACACAATTTTGGATTCAAGGCATT